TTAACTTGTGACTGTAATCGTCTAAGTTTATGTCTTTAATTACCTTATTGTGAATAGTTTTAGTGTTTAACTCTCCTATTTTTGACTCTACTAAATCGATTAGAGTGCCATTTTCGTCTATAGAGCAAGTCACTTTAGTAATACCGGCTTCAATTGCCGATTTTTGGCTTTCTAACTCTTCTATATCAACAATTTCTTGATCTATTGGAGTCAACTCAGCTGTTTTATTCAGTACAAGTCTGTTAGTTGAAGCTCTTCTTTCTTCTATAGCAAGCTTTTCTTCCTTAGCTTCGTCTAATGCAATCTCAAAAGTATCAACATCGAACTCTGCCTTCTTCAATAGCTCGTGGTAGTCTTCCTTTTGGTACTCTTTCAAAAGAACGGAGACCTCTTTCATCTCGTTATTAGCAAGATTGTACAAATCTTCGAACACATTAATGTCCAAAAATTGTGAAAGAAGGTCTTTTCGGTCCTTTTGATTCATGTCAATGAAACCTGTATTGTTGTTTTGCATGGATAGAGCAGTGAGAACGAAGTCCTCGTAAGTACCCATAACATTTTGAATGCTTTTGTTAGTGTCGTTGCGTTCTTTACCATTCAAAGAAACTTTAGAACCGTCTTGATCTGTGTAGTAGAAGTCCACGTTGACTTTTACGTTGCCCAATTTTTGTTTTGATCCCTTTCTTTCTATTGTATACTCTAATCCATTTAATTCGAAGACTAATTTACACTTAAAAGAGTCAGAAGTGCTGTTCATTACTTGTGCAGACTTGGTAGTTCTTGAACACTTATCGAATATACAGTAAGCAATTGAATCTAGTAACGTAGATTTACCGCTGGCGTTGGGTGCAAAGATGCCATAGGTTCCTGACATGTTAGAAAAGTCAATAAAGTTGTCTTTACCGTAGCTAAACATGTTAGAGAATTCGAAAGTCTTAGGTAGCCAGATAGAATTTCTTGGAACTTCTGACTTTGGCAACGCGTTGTTGACTATTTTGTTTATCTCGCAGATGTCTTTTATAGATTGTTCTTCCAAATTACACTTTTCTTTCAAGAAATCTACTAATAGTGAGTTTTGGTAGTCAATATCTCTTACGTCGTGTACGTTTAGCTTCTTATTTTCGTTAGAAGACGTTGTAAAGTCGCGTATTTTCATCAAAGAAGTCTCTAATACGTTGTGTTCCTGCTTGATTTCGGCTACTATTCGCTTAATTTCTGATTGATCTGTGTTCCTATATTTGACTCTAAGGTATAAATTCTTTGGTAATTGTGGTAAGGGCTGATAGATACCAGCGTCTACTTCAATTGTATAGAACGCTGTATCGTTTTCTATCTCAACGAACTCTGCGGACTTAGTAGCAACGTCCCAAACGTATATGCCGTGTATTAAAGACTCAGCGTGATTCTGTTGTACCAAAGATCCTGGATAGCCGATTGTCTTGGCTTCGTTTAGGAATTGTGTTTTGTGTATATCGCCTAATAAAACTAAGTCAAAGCCTTCAAAATCTTCTACTTTCACATCGTTGTCGAAAAGACCGAAGCCGCTTTCTGTTACAGTACCGCTAACGGGACCGTGATACAAACATATCTTAAAGTCGTCCTCTGTTCTAAAACATTTTGGATACTCTGTGTGACTGTCAAAAACCGACCAGTGATAGAAAGTAACGTTGTTCTCGTAAATGTCTAGTGCGCAAGTCTTCTTAAGGTAAGTTAAGTTAGGATGGTTCAAAGCATTAACAATAGGAGTCAACGCATCCATTCTGTGGTCGTTGTTTAAGTTCGCATCGTGATTGCCAGGAATCAATAATACTCTTCCGATGTCAGCCAAAGTTTTTAGGAAAGTTTGTACCTCTTCTACTAATTCAGGTGTAACGTCTGTCTTTGCGTGAACAATATCACCGGTCAAACAGATTAAATCGTCTTGAGTAAAATTTTCTTTAATGTAGTCATAAAGTCTCTCAAATACTCTTCTGTACTCATCGTGTCTTTTAAAGTTCCTAATGTGAATATCACTTACTTGGAATATTTTTCTTATCATGGTTTAACCCATCATTTTTTTGAGAATGATCTCACCGAATGTTAACGGCTTTGCTTTTTGTAATAATTCTGTCATATTTTCAAAACCTAAATCAGATGGATCCTTTCCTTCTAATTGTATTAAATAGACTTCTTTACCCAAATTTAATAATTGTTCTGAGTAAGTTAATGCCTCCTTAAGAGCATCCTTGTCTAATGCCAAATATACTGTTTTTACTTGAGATTCCACAAGTTTTAACATCAGTGCCTTTGGAATTGATTTTCCAAATAGGGGAATGGCGTTTCTTTTTATTGCTATTGCGTCGAATATGCCTTCGCAGAGTATTACGGGTACTGACCAATTAACGAAGTATTCCATACCAACAATTTCTGTCTTTTGAATAGACGGTGCGTCGTACTTTTGATATGGATCCTTTTCAAACGAGCGAGCAATAAAATAGTTTACTTGACCCATTTTATCGTAAGAAGGAATAATAACTCTATTGCGATACCTTCCAGTTTTACAATACCCAATGTTATATTTGCGCACATCAGACTCGTTGATACCTCTATTTTTTAAGTAGACAGCAGCGTGACGATACTCTAGTGATTTGTCGTTTTCTGTCATAGATATAAATTCTTTTGGTAAAAATATCCTTTCTACCATCGCGTCTTCTATCTTCGTCCTATCGTTTGCGAAATAGCTTTTCATCTCCACAAGTCTTGATTTGTCTATGCCAAGCTTCTTAAATAAAGAGACAGGCGTTTTGCCTTTTGTGGCCGGGTGGCAGGTCCAACAGTTGTATTGACCCGTAAAAATGTTAACGATCAACTTTGGTTTCTTGTGATTGCAAATAGGGCAATGGAACGCGTGATCCTTCTTGTTCTTATCGGGTTTTCCCTTTCCAAGTACCGATTCTAAAAGTCCCAAAACTAATTGTTCGTTCTCCATGGATTGAATATACAAAAATCTTTTCGAATAAAAAAATTTAATCTTCGTTGAGTACACTTAGAACTTAAGTTTTTTATTGTCCTACAAAATAATTATTTTTAAAACCTTCTACAACAGGGGGAAAACTACAGCAGACAACAACAGCAAGCAGATGAATATAGAAGATAAAGAGATAAATAAACCTAAACTAACAGAGGAAGAATTACAGGGGTTGTACATGTATCTTAGCATGAACTATGAAGGTATGAGTAATGAAGAAAAAAAATATTGGTACGAATTAATGAATGAATTAGATCCCGAGTTTAATAACATAGAAGAAGATGATTAAGATATATGTACTAGAAGGTTGTGATAAATGTAAAAAATTAAAGACAACCTTAGATAGTTTAAAAATTGGGTACGAAGAGATTCCTTGCGAACAGTATCCCAATATGTGTGATAATATAGAAGACGTTACTGGGGTAGATTCTTACCCAATAGCTAACTTAAACGGAAATATCTTGTACATCGCTGATAACTATTCGGATATAAACAAAATAAGAATAATATCTGAAAGCCTTTCTACTATGGGAATGTACTCGATAGATAATATCATAGATGCGATAAAAAATTATTAAATTAACAATATGAGATACAAACAATTAATTACTAAAAAATTAGGTGAGCTGATAAACATGATAATGTATCAAAGCTCGCAAATTTCCCAATTGCGTCCTCCACAAGAATTAAAAGAAACTCTTGACAGAATGCAATCAAAAATAGAAGAAGTTCAACATTTAATAGACACTGAGCACGAATCTTAATCAAAAAATAAAAGTTATGAAAAAATTGACAGAAGAACAAATCCTTGAGAACTTACAAAAGTTTTACGGATACATTGACAAGTACATTACCTCTGACAGGAAAGACGCTTTACTGGAATTTTATAAGAGTAGAGAAGTTACCTTAGCTATTAGTCCAGCATCCACTAAATTAGCACATCACAACTGTTTTCCAGGTGGATACGTTGAACATGTTAATAGAGTAGTTGAAGCCTCTTTAGTTATGGATAAAGTATGGGAGCGCTTTGGTCAGAAGAAAGATTATACTGTTGAAGAACTAGTATTCTCTGCAATTAATCATGACCTTGGTAAACTGGGCACTAATGAAGAGCCTTTCTACATTCCTAACGATTCTTCATGGCATATAGAAAAGCAAGGAGCACACTTTAAATACAATAACAACATTACTCACATGAGAATTGCTGATCGTAGTTTATTCTATTTACAACAAGCAAACATTAGTGTTAGCGAAAATGAGTTCTTAGCAATTAAGTTACATGATGGTCTTTACGAAGAATCAAATAAAGCATATTACATTACGTACAGTTCTGACTCGGAATTAAAATCTAATTTACCTTACATATTACATCAAGCCGATTTAATGGCTTCGAGAGTAGAAACACAAATTTAAAATGACTGGAATAATCGCAATCGCATTATGGTTCGCCACTATTTTTGGCGCTACTGTATATAATCTTTACAGAAAAAATAAACGTTTAGAAGAGATCGTACTTAATCAAAGTAGCTTCGTTAACGATACGTTGTCTATAATGGACGACTTCAATGCTCTAGTAAATAAAATAGACATGACAATGTGGGTTCAATCTGACCCAGAATTATTACAATTATTTGAAACTATAAAAGCAGTCCAAGCTAGAGTTCAACAATTTACAGGAAGAAAATAATATGGCAGAAGACATACTTGCGGAACAGGAACCGGACATGGGTCTTACCATCAAAGGTACGCCTAGAATTAGAAAGCCAAAAACAAAAAATGTTTATTTTACTTCTGAAACTGAAGAGGCTATTCTAAGATATCGTGCTGCGCCTAATCAAGCTTTAGCAAATCAAATCTATAATAAAGAGATTCACTACGCATTCTACAAATTAGCCGAAAATATTATCCACACATTTAAGTTTTACTATACAGAAGTAGACAATATAGAGGATCTTAAGTTCGAAGTTATATCTTTTCTTTTACAAAAATTACACCTTTACGATCAATCAAAAGGCAAGGCTTATTCTTATTTTGGAACGATTGCTAAAAGATATTTGATTATCTACAATCAAAAGAACTATAAAAAGATGGTCTCCAAAATGCAAGTGGAGGAGATAGACAACGCAGAAAAAACTCACGAGACTTTAATACTGGAGCCCGGTTCATCTGATGTAGACAGGGTTTCTGTAATAGATCAATTTATAAAGCACGTAGACGATAATTTGACGCAACTTTTTGAAAAAGAATCCGAGACTAAGGTTGCAGACGCTATTTTAGAAGTTTTTAAGAAGCGAGAAAATATAGATATCTTTAACAAAAAAGCCCTATTCATATACATAAAAGAGATGACCGACTGTCAATCCAATACCATTACAAAGGTAATCAAGAGACTCAAGGTCATATACAAAGAAGTGTTGGATCATCATATTGAAAATGTTGACCAGTAATATTTATTTATAAAAATCTTATGGAACTTGAAAAAGAAATCTTCCCTGGCAAGACTTTGGCGCATTTGGTGGAAGAGGTATACAATAAGCACAAGTCTCAGGACTCAACAATAAAATCAGAAATATTACGTTTGGCAGATATGATTGAGGGCCCTGGAGATGCTATTGTTTTGGTACCCATGATCAAGGGCTTATTAGATTCTAGTCTTAAAAATGACGAAGTTTTAATGAAAATACTTGCTGCTTTCCAAAAGTCTGCAGATGCCAAAGACAAGTCTGTTGAAGACGGAGGACTTTTAAGCGAGAAAGATATAGAACAATTAATGAGCGAGGTAACTTCTATAGGAAACGGAGTTAAACAATTACCCAAAGCATAATGGCATTCGATTTTTTTAATAACGCCCAAGAAACTGGAGAAGGTTCTCAAGGATTCTTTTATATAATAGGAAGAGTCAAAAGCATTGTAATGTCCGATTACATCGAGGGAACTAAACTACCAAATCCTAATTTTAAAAATTATGGAGATCTTGGCAAGATAAATTTTGAAATAGTATACTCAAGTCTAAGTTCCATTAGT